GTGGATATCTTGTTCAACTGATCGCATTAAGTTTTCAGTCATCTTAGCGTAATATTCATTACGTTCATTTACCATTTCTTCTGGCATTTCACAGAGTACCATTCCTTCTATTCCAATAAAACCAGCAAACTTGCCATGTTCTATCGTAGCATAAGATTTTCCACCAGTAACCGTTTTAGGGTCACGAGGTTGCCAACCTTCTCGCATACGTTTAGCAACGTTTGTTGGCTGATCCTGTCCCAAAATCATAGTTGCAATCCATCTTTGTTTGTAACCAGCTCTTGGTTCAGGCGCTTCAAGTAAATTACTTGGCTGCCAATGTGAAACTCTATTTGATTTCTCAGTTTGAGTTTCGTGTTTTATTTTATTACTCATAGTCGTGCTCCTTTAGTTCACGTATTGGTGCTAAAGTTTTTTACTTCCTTAGCAAACCGTTTTAGTGCCGCTTCATCATTAATGTCTATGCCAAAGTTTCTAGCTGTAGCAAGATCATCTTGAGTAAGCTTCACTCTATTACTGTCAGTAGCTTTTTTACGACTAACACCAGCAACTGGAGATTGCACTCTGTTGTTCTTTTGTACCACATTTTTTGCAGAATTGGAAGTGTTTTCCTCATCTTTATTGAAAAAAGCTAAACCACTATCTTTTAGTCGTTTATTCATTTCATCATAGTAACCAGGATCATTAACATCCCAACCTTCTTCGGTTAACTCAGCATCAATTCCATAAGCCATCGCTGTTTCTTTTCTACGACCTGGTTTATTGAACCAACTACTATTTTCTTTAACCCAATCTGCTGCTAAAGGCGGTACTTTTGCGTCATTTTTTTTAGTTTTAGGCTTTTCTGCAGAATATTCTTCAGTTTTTGACATTTGATTTCTAATATCAGCCATTTTTTCATACAATTCTACTTGAGTATCAGTATTTCCTTGTTCAATAGCTTCTTTTAGTTGTGCAGAAACTGTAGAATATTGATTTTTTAAAGATTTATTAGCTATATCAAAAGTTTTTTTCTCTAAATCAGCTAATCTTTGTTCTAATTCAACAGCTTTTTGTTCTGCTTCTGCCCTTTTTGCCACTTCTTTAGCAATTCTTTTACGAACTTTTTCAGAATATGGCATATCATCTGAATATGCAGGAACTTTTTTAGTTTCTTGAACTTTAATTTCCTTTTCATTTTCAGTTGATTCTTCTCTTTCTGAAGTTTCAGCTTGTTCTACTAAATCATCAATAGGATTCTTAGGAATCTCTATTTCTTTTTCTGAAGAATCATCAGCTAAATTAACTTCTATTTCTTTCTGTTCTTGTTCATTGTCTATCATAGTTTTCTCCTATGTTGTCGTTGACACATGTCAACGTATATTATAATTGTTGAGATACTACTTCTGGGTTATCTAGTGTAGCAAGTACCTCATCGTCATTAATTATCACCATTTTGACTTTTTGTACAGATATTTTAGCTCCTGCATAACGACCAAAAACTACCCAATCTCCAACTTTACACCAAGGGTTTTTTCTATCAGAATAACATTCTTGACCCATAGCTATTACTTGACCTACAGAATTCATATAAGATTGTGTTTCTTTAGAATTATCAGTCAAATAAATTCCTCCTTTAGTTTTTTCAATTACACCTCTAGGTCTAATTAAAACTCTATAACCAACTGGTTGTGGTACTTTATCTGGAGTAGGCACATCATTATCTGTTGCCCACTGTTCATTACTAATCATCTTCTTCTATTATTCCTTTCTGGTATTTTTCAACTGTTTCATTAATAATTTCTAATGATTTATTTAAACCTTGTGACATACCATAGACACGTTTAAATTCTTCTATATTATCTACACCTTTAGACAACAAATTTTTACCTAATTCTGTATTATAATCTTTAATATTATTTTTGATCGCTCTGATCAGACGTTCCGACATTTAATGCTTTCTCAAACCTATTTAAAAGGTCTGTATATTTTACTTGTAACTCTTTTGCAACTAATGCAAAAAGTCTAGGTTTAACATTTTTAATAGAGTATTTTTTATTCTCTAAAAATTTTTTAGCTTGTCTTATTTCTTCTCCTGATACTGCCATTATCTATCTCGTCTTGCAACTTTAGAAGCTGTCTCTACTATTTTAGCTTTAGTCTCAGCATCTTTTCTTGCATTTTGTCTTTCACTATTTTTAACACCTTCTGCAAATCTAGCTTTTCTAATATTTAATTCTTCAGCTTTTAATTGTAATTGTGCTTGCTTTTCTTGTTGTTCCATTTGCATTTTTTGTTGTTCTGGTGAAGGTGGCATACTACCCATTAATTGTTGAGCAGCTTGTGCTGCAGCTGCAGCAATTCTATTTTCTTGTTCAATACTAATTTCTTGTGGTTTTTCATCTTTAAGTTCTTTATTAAATTGTCCAGAAGATGTTGGCATACCTTCTTGTACTTGAGCTTGCATTTGTTGTTGATATAAATATGCCATATGCTGACCCATATGAGCCATCATTAATGGATATAAAACTTCTTTAGCTTGAGGATTACCACCAAATCTTGGATCCATCATAAATTGTTGGTGTACTGCTAAGTGTGCTTGATGATCTTGATCTTCAAATACTTTAATAGGTTTACCATTTAATAAAGCCATATTTTCAGATACAGGGTCTCGTCTAGGTACGTCTTCATCTTCAATTATTAAATCTTGATAATCAGGAATATTTAAAGCTTGTAAAAATCTTCTGTAAGCTTCTTTAGTATCAATAATACTAGGTGCTTGTTGTGCTAATTGAAGTCCTGTTTGAGCTAAAGCTATTCTTTGAGCTTGTGAAAATATATTAGGATCACTTACTGGTACAACATTAATAGCAGAATCAAAATCTTTTCTTCTAATTTTTTTAGTTTCTCCTATTACTTCATAAGGATATTCATCATCTAGATATTCTCCATTTAATTCATAGATTAATTTAAATTCTCTACCTTGAGCTTGATGTAATCTTTTATGAATAGCAGAAAATACTTTACTACCTTGTTCAATAAGAGCTATTGTAGTTCCTACTGGACCACTACCTGCAGATTGACCTACCATAGCATCAGCAATTGATGCAAATCTTCTTCCTGATTCTGTTAAAACTCCTAAAAGTTGTAATAATGTGGGTGAAGGTTCTTTAAATGGTAAAGGGATAAATGACTTACGAAGATCATCTCCATAAGCTTCGACCTCCACCCACTCTCCGGGAGAAACTGTTATATCGCCACCTTCTATTCTTGCACCTTTAGCTCTAAATCCACCATTTAAATTTGCAAATGCTGCTGAATCTAATAAAGCTCTTAAAGCACCTGTAGAAGCGTGTTGTAAACCGCCGATCATTTGAATTAATCCAAAACCGTAAAAACCTAAACCTGGTAAATATTTATAATGAATAAAATAAGTTCTTTTTCTTTTTAAAGTATCATCTTCTTTCCAATTTCTTCTAATAGATAATACTTGTGTAGAATCATAATCAATTGTAACAATATAAGGTAAAGCTAATCCATCATCATCTTCTCCTAAATCTAAATTAGCATGTATTTCTAAAACTGTATGTATTTTATCAGATTGAGAAGGTGACATACCTTCTAATCTTTGCATAGTTTGTTCTACGGTATCTTGATCATTACTTCCACTATCATTTTTACTTAATGGTATTTCTCTATAAAATCCTGATATCTGATGTTTCTTTAATTCATTACGAGATATTTTCATTACTTGAGTATATCTCTCTGCAGTTTCTAAATCTGTATTTTGATATGAAATTACAAAATCTTCTGCTGGTACAAATTTACTACAAATTCTATCTAAAGTATTATCGAAATATATTTTTTTAAATGCTGAGCCTGATAGAGCTAAGAAAAATAACATTTGATCAAGTTCATTAAAATAATCTGTAATTTGATTTGTAACTTGATAATTCATAAAGTCTTGAACACGTTGAGCTTGTTCAATTTTTTTATCAGACTGTTTACCCATTATTTGAGTTTTAACAGGACCACCTGCTGGAAACATTTCAGCTACTGCTCTTGCTTGAAACTGAGTTGCAGCTTCTGACATTAATGGATGATGAACACCTGAAGCTCCAGGAAAAGGATCATTTCTATCTTCGACAACTACTCCTAACATTTTTAATCCTTTAGAGTATTGATCTTCCCAATCTTTTCTAGAAGATTTATCATCTTCGTAAGCTTTAATTAAATCTCTTCCAACTGATCTTATTTCAGATTCATCTAATTCTTCTGCTAAATTAGAATAATGATTTGACTCAAATGCTTCTTCTTCTTTTTCAGTTTCTTCTTGATCTATATCAACTCTAACTTTTTGACCATCTTCGTTAGTATATTCAAGTTTCTTTTTTTCTAATTCAACTTCTAATGCCATTATGCTCTTTTGCTTTTTTTAGTTTTTTTCTTTTTCTTTTTAGGAAAACCCGCTTTCATATTTGCATATGCTTCTTTTGAAATTGTTGATTTTGATTTAGGTCTTGAAATACCTTTTCTTTTTCTTCTATTTATATTTGCATACAATCCTGGTTTACTCATAATATTACTAAAGCCTCCTCTATTAAGCACGTTTTTTCTTTTTTGATTTACCAGCCTCAGAAAGAGCTATAGCGATAGCTTGCTTTCTTGACTTAACTTTTTTCTTTGATTTACCAATAGGTAATTTCCCTTTTTTATATTCTCTCATTACTTTAGAGATTTTTTTCTGCGATTTTGTTTTTCTCATGTTTCCATCAATACCTCCTGGTTCACACCATATCAATTCCTATATACTTATAAAACAAAAAATCACTGGAATAAAGTAAATTATTCCAGTGATTAAACCAACAAAAGGGAGTTTTGGTTATTTCTTATTGAAAGATGATTTTACATCATCTGACCAGTCTTCCATGTATTTTACTAGCTTTTTATTGAAAGAAGTCCAGAATTCTTTTTGTTTGTTGTAGTCAAATAAATCTAATATATTAAACATATTGCCTCCTATTTTGAACTATATATAAGATATCATTTTAAATTTTTAAAGTATTATTTTGGTTTAATAATTTTATTAATACTCTCTGATCCATCTACATTTTTAACAATTTCAGCTTCTACTTCGCCGCATATAAATTGTTTATTAGTCATTTCCATATTCCTAGTAGCTTCACGCTTCATCTTCAAACAGGTAGATAAACTGTCCTGAATCCTGTGTTCCACCAATTGCCCATTCACAAACAGGCATAGAGCAAATACTATTTTTATCATTTTGTTTCCACTCGCACTCTGCGTCTTCGTTATTATAATCGTATTCTTGAAAAGATCCTGCGTTAATGGGAGTTTCCATTTAACTTACCAATGTTAGCCCTAACTGAATCTTTTAATTTTTCAACATCTATTTGTAATCGTTCTACGTCAGCTTGTAAACGCTCAATATTGACTTTATTTGTCATATTTTGTTCTTGAGTTTTTTCTAATTTTTCTACTTGTTGTGCAATATGTTCTAATAACATAAATTGTTCTTGGTCAATTGGTTTTTGAGCACTAGCTGCTAATAGGTCTTGCTCAAATAATTGATTTTTAGTTTCTAATTTATTTAATCTTTCAATTACACCAAAAGCAAACCATGCACCAACAATGATAGCACCTATTAGTCCAATTAAATTTCTTAATGGAAGTCCAATATTAGTATTTTCATTTATTTTCATAAAAGTTTTTCTAATAACATCAATGCTGCAGTCCCCACTCCAGCTAATAATACCCAATAGATTTTATCTATCTTGCCACCCAAACCTTCAATATCATCGTGCATATGTTTCAGATGATTATTTTTAATTATGCTGATATCTTTTTTTAAGCCAGTGACATGTCCATAAAGAGCAACTAAATGTTCGCCTGTTGTTTTAGGACTTTTAGCCATTATATTCCTTGTAATCTTGGATCGCTAGATGTAATGTTTCTAGTAGCTTTAGGTCTAGCTACACTTTCTTTACTTCTTTTACGAAGTTGAAACGTAGCAGATTCCTGCTTACGTCTTTCATCTATTTGTTTTTTCAGATCCCATTTTAAGTTCATAATGGGTATTATATAACAAAAGTTTTTCTAAAGGCTAGAAAATAATGATTAGCATCTCCATCTTCTACGAGCTTGTCTTATTCTAGAATTTGGATTATTTCTTGTTTTAGCAGAGCTTCTTTTTAATTGCCCTAAACTTCTTGCGCAATAACTTCTTCGTCTAGCTGCACGTTTACCAGTAGGTTTTTTTTCTGTAACTGCTGTTTGTAATTTAGAACCAGGATTAGCACGTCTATATGCCATAACACCTTTACGTGTCATTCCTGCTCCTGATTTAGTTGGTCTAAAGTTACCAGATTTAACTGATGTTTTAATTGGTCTTTCTCGTCTTCTTCTAGGTCTTATTCTTGTTCTTGCCATAATTAAGTACTTCCCATTGTATCAGAGCCACCTTTATCTGCTGCACCCATACCATAACCTGCACCAGATGGTCCTTCCATAAAATCACTACTATATCCAGCTTGATAACCACCAGTTTTATTTTCTCTGTTTGATTCTTGCATACCTCTTGCAATTGCTTCTTGCTGTGCTTGTTGTTGTTTTTGTTGATTGATATTTAAAGCAGCACCTGCAACAAATGGAATTGCAAAAGGAGCAATTGCTCCTATAACTCCGTAAGTTCCAAAACCAGATATAGCTGAACCAACTCTGGCTACGTTTTGAACACTTGAAGGTATACCTAAATTCTTTTCTATAAAAGAATTATAAGCTCCTATATTTTCATTTATAATATTACTCGCACTTTTTTTAGATGATGGAGTTTCTTTTTCAAAATCAAATTTAAAGAAACCACTTTTCTTTCTATCTTCTTTTAATTTATTTAAATTTTTTGGTGTTTGATAATCTTTTATTTGGCCATCATCACCTTCAAATATTGGACAAACTCCATTAACTGACATTCGACCATTAGGACAAATAAATTCTTGCATTAGCATCTACCCTGTCTATTATATTTTTTATAACTACGCTTTTCATTTTTATTCAATTTCTTTTTATGTCGCCTTGGTCTTTTAGGTGGTTTATCTCTAGGTACAAAATGGACAAACTTTTGTTTAGCCATCTACTTTTTT